ATAAACACATTAAAATCCTCACCAGGATGGTAATACAGCGCAATATGAAATTGATTTCCCAGCACAGCAGTGGCATTGGGCCCGACTCCCGTTCCTGTCGTTGCTACATTGGGAGCCATAGCACCCTTGCCGTACAAATCGACTGTGTCATACGCCTCATCATATAACCACGGACATAATCGGTATTCCCATGTATTTGCAACATCGCGCTTCTTTGCCTGCATAGTTAAGTTAGCAGAATGGTATTTTGCCTTATTATAATCAGGCACTACAACTGTTACTCCTTTCTGTGTTTCCATAATAGAATGAGCAACACCTGTGTACACTGACGGGTAATATGCAAACTCATTCGATATAACACTCTGCACCGTGGCACCGTCCAGAATCTGATATTTCACAGGATTCATCTGATCATCAGTCCCTGCTGGTTCTCCAAAAGGTCTCTTATCGTGTGAATGCGTCACGACCAAGTGCTCCAGGCCCTGATTGAGCACAGTCGAGCCAGCTGTGTTAGAATCCCATGTTACTGGAATCCTGGCAGATAAATCTACGAATTTATAAACCATAGATCCTTTATACGCCAAAAAGCAAGGCAAAATATCCATAAGAGGAGAAGGTCTCGCAACATTGACACGGGCTTTGAGGGTATTCGCTCCTGTTGTCCATGAATTCCACAAGCTCCCAAACTGATCTAACCCATATGGCCGGACCAATCGAGGAATTTTTGTGGCAAACACAAACAATTTTGATTTCTGGGCTGACATAGCTGCACTTGGCACCAATGGTATAAACGAATGCAAAAAAGACCTATGCATCAATTGACGAAAGGACTCCACACTTTCACCCATATAAATGAGCTGAGACCCCCTTCCAACATTCTCTGCAACAAAAGTTTCATGCTTCTCTTCATCACTAGGGGCGTCCAATAAATTACCAGATTGCTGTATGAATAGACCCTTAGTTGATGTAGTGGACATACTCCATACTCCAGTTGTTGGCGCAGAGGTTGTAACTTCAAAAGACAAAAAGCCTATTTGCGCTTGAGATGCCAAGCTGGAAACAATGCCAACTGCAAAGCTTGTAAACCCAGCGCCCCATAATCCCGGTGATATATTTGCAAAATACACTGCAGCTGGGTAACTACCTACAGCCCCCTCATATAACAGCTGGTTACTAGCAATATATGGAGACCAAAGTACGCCACTAAAACCTGGCGCTGTTGCTTTGGTTAGCACCTTCCACGTTCCAGACGATCCGACTCTTCCCAGGAACACTAAAGTGTTGGCATATGGGTCGACATTAGACGTCCCCCACAATGACAACGATACCTTAATGGGATACACTGGGGTCAAACTTGGGACCGTGATATAAACCAACTCCATAGCTATATCACTAAATCGCTGCACGCCATCTACATCTATCCATGTCACCGACCTTGCAGGCTGGGTGCTAGCTCCAGTTGCGTTAAAAGACGATGAGCTGGATATCCACCGAGTCTCAGTACCCGAGGTGTTATACGCGTCATGTGCACTAAAGTACATATTGTAAGTAGAGTCAGCATAACCATTTGCAGTATAATTGACCCCATCTAAATTCACTGTCGCAGTAAATGCAGTAGGTGTTGATATTGTAGGGGTTATTGACCCAGGAGGAATCTTAAATTGACCCATTTGCTGGACAAATGCGGGATTTATAGCAGTCTGGGTACCAGTCAGCGATCTTCTAATATCAACTGGTTCAGCAAAACTCACACCTGAACAATCCACATATACGAGAATGCGGACATCAGCGGAAGGACTTGAAGCAGCCAACTCATTCATAACAGATAAACGCAAAGACCCATTGTGGCTCAGTGATGAGTAAGCCAGCAATTGTGCTCCTCGCGAACTAAACAGTTGGCTTGTGTTATCTGACCCGGTAACTGGTACGTTTGTCAAATATTCACTCACCGCTTGCCAGGGAACTGTGAAAGAGAACTTAGATGATTCTGCTAGATCAAACACTCTTGAAATCAACCTCCCGGTGTTGTCGACCACAGCAGGCCCAGCGGGTTCATACGTCAACCTTAAACGACCTCTATGCATTTGACTTGCCACTACCTCAAAATGATACGTGATGTCACCTTTCCAATACTTGAACTGCTGGGCCACCAAACATGCGGGTAGCATGTGGTAACTAGGGAAAGATTTGAACGGATCAACTTGCGTTATTTCACTTGCAGTAGTTGTTCGTGTGGTTATAGCTGCCAAACAGGGGTTTACACGCACGTCAAATAATACTGCATCGGGACTGTCAGTCATAAGCCAGTCAAACTGCGTTAAAAAGGATCTCTTGGACAACAAGTTTTGGAAAGCTAATTCGTCCTTGCTCTCTGGTAAACCCACAGACCTAGGATCAACACTCAACCCATTCTTCTCATCAACTGTCAACTTCTCACCCAGTACACACAGGTCCGGATTGGCCAATCCAACAAACGGGGCCTGCACAACAGGTTTGGCAGGATCCAATTTTGGTGGATTGGACCATCCGAACAACTTAGCTACCTTTGCGGTCACTCGCCCAATATTTTGGACAGGAGCCATATATGGGGCCAGCACAGGTATTGAAGACAAAGATTCTGCGGCGTCGGCAACGGCGGTAGCAGGCCCAGATAAAGGGCCAGACTGCTGCAGGGTAGGCCCCTCCAACATAATATCAGTCATCCAAGCAAAAATGGTGATATTTATAGGCTGAGTTGCCGCTGTAGTTGATGTGCGTAAAGGAAAAAATGAATCAATAGACAATCTACCCAGAGTCGAAAAGGCCTCAAACAAAGTATCAGAGCCGTCAGATTTCTTTACAGACAAATCCAACCAATTATAAGGCCACACAAAAGGCAAAGTCATTTCTCCTCCTTGACACTGACATGGATAGAGTTCTAAATATTGCCTCTGGGACAAAGGAATAAATGGATCAGGAGCAGATGCAGAATAATCAATCAAACCTCCACCAAAATCTTGCACCTCCATATTTGCTGTCTTCGACGTAGAATACCCTGACGATACATACTTAACCAGTGGTTTATAAGTTACCAAAACCTTAGAATATTGGAAAGGAGTGGCGTTTATCATAAACTTAAGATGCAAATTACCTTTAAACTTCTGATACCCTCTAATTTTATCCTTAATTATACTATTACTAAAATAATCAGCCCATGGATACATGATAGTGGAAATGGAATTTGCTTCTGACCATGCGATACGCCTCAATAAAATAGGTCTCTGAAACCAATCTTTCAAGGCTGATACATGATCACCACCATAATTGTCACCATCGTTAATAATGGCTGTTGAGCCCGTGCTAGGCTCGGTTCCTTCTACAAAATTATATAAATCACTAGGAGGCACATAAAATACATACAACCACAAACAATGCGCCCACATGTTTGCAGTGAGGTGGATACTTATTGGGGACCCTAACCCGGGAGTGAATACCCCCACCAGGTCTAGCCTGCTATCCATTCTGTGTACAAACTTAGCATCCAATACGTTCACACACCAGTAAATACAGCAGACCCCATCGGTGTTTAGAGCACACCTGTGGATAAGCTCAATATATGGGTACATATGCGGCCTGGCCCCACCTGTCGGCTAATTGAGCAAAAGTTGGAAACATATCATCACCCATCTTTTGCCATTGAGCCTTTAATGTGCGACCAACTAGTGGGTACCCCTCATCTATCCAATACTGCTCGTTGTTACATAAAGCAATAACAGAGTTGCGCGCTTCAGTATGAGCGTTCGGGCCGTAATGGAAATACTCATCACAATATGATCGTAGTATTTGAAACATCTGTGTAGTGACCTGGGCATGATTGATCACTCCTACAGTTACCATGGCTTGCAGTGACTTCATTGCTAAGGGAGCAACAACCATGCCTTCAACCGTTACCCATTTCCGTTTCAAAAACGCCGCTTTATCGATTGTGGTAAAGTCCTCTACAATAGCCGTTTTGTCCTCGGTAGTTAGGATAACGCCGACCTTCCGCAATTCTCCACTAATATTAGGCATCGTAAAGAACTTCGTGGCACAACCAACAACTCCGCTGACGTTATCATCGCCATAGACGTAGGTGCGCACCGCACCACGGTACGGAACCAAATGCCCCATATGTTTCACGCACAAAATATAATACGCATACCGCAAATATAACCGATTGACAATACCATTAATTATAGTCGTCAATGCGTGGCCAGAAGGGTGCCCATTGGTGAGGATCAACCAATCCCCAAACCAGTCAATGAGAGGTGTAGCAGTGTCACACGCGATGCCACTCGCTATGATGATATCAGCCTCTGAATAGTTGTGTGAGTCCACCATAATCGAGATCAAAATTTCAAATGCTACTTTGACCCAAGTGGCCGTCATGCGCTTATCATATTTCGAGTAATCACCAGCTAAAATCGTCGAATTAGCCAAACCGTCCCATGTTAACCACCTGCCCATCAACCCCCAACGGGGACTAGCCACGTTAGTGCCAACAGCCATCTCGAATATTTCGGGGTACTCACAAACTAACCGCACAATAGACAAGTACTGTTGGCGCTGAAGATGAACAAAAGGGTAGCTGCCGCACAAAAAGATTCGCAGATTATGTGCATCACCTAAATGAGCACCATTTACATCATAAATCGGCAAAATTTTGTTGGCACCAAGGCGTTCATCCTTAGGTGTCGCTGTAAATACGGGATTAGCTCTTTGACCCTTCATATACGCCTCAATGTTGCGCCCTACTTCAAAGAGTACCTCGTCTCTCACACACACACTTGACACAGCTCCTGTCTTATCCCTCTCAATATTTATATGAGGATCTTTCGACCCATAAATTGGAAACCCCATCCCTGTGGCACGATTAATACCAGGCGTGAAATTAGCCACGCCTGATCCAGCTATTGTTTCCACATCTGTTAGGGGGTGCACTGTACTACGCCACTGTGGCGCCTTCTCGTCTAGCATGTCAATAGTCTCTATAACTATATCATTAGCGATGGTCCGTAAGAGCCTATAGTCTAGAGCCCCGTCAGTGGCACCAGATAGGGCCACCAAATTAATCTCCTTCCCGTAACGATCATTAAGCTTAGGGGCAACATGGCGCTGCTCGTAACCAAACCAATTTGCCAAGGGCAAGCGACTAACCCCGCTTGTGAACATGCCCTGCCTAAATCCTGCGGTACTCCCTATGCCAACCCCGTGCAAGGCATACGCTTCTCCCATATCAGGTGCATAGGACAGTGTTTTCCCCACTCCCATCCATTGTATGGGTGATTTGTCATGGAATTGATTTTTACTACCCCGCTTGAAAACTACATCGGCAAATTCTATTTCATTAAGCTGGGCTAAATTAAAAGGCTCACTCAACGGCTTTGCATAATTTACCTTAGGAGCACGCGTTGGCATTAAACCCGCCCCAAACTCAGGTAGGGAAAAGAGCTTCCAGGGCTTGTCTTGCTGAACAGGTTTGGCTTGTTCGTCTAACTTCCCCCACAGCGTTGACACTATATCTATACTAATAGGCGCAGCATGTATCATTTTGTGAGCAGGCTGATATATTCTGTGCAAACCTAAGATAAAGACCGTATCACCTTCAGGATCTATCACCTTGTGTTCTTTCCCGTCAACATCTACTACAACATTATACTTGGTGTGCCAGACGCCAATTAGCGGCAAACCGCAGTCTCCCGCGGTGGGTTCCACGCTGACTGGAAAAGACCATACATCCGTTGTTCTCGTTCGCTCTTTACCACAACACTCAAGGTCAAATTGCACATTGGGTACAAAGACTGAAACAGCTCTATTCACCGCTACATCAGACATTGATTTATCAACGAACAGCGCATCAGTTGCAGCCGTGTGCTCACGAGGTATCAACAAGGAGTTACCCAAATCCTGAGTCTTCCCCCGTACAATACCAGCACCTTGCGGCGCAGCAAAGCGGTTGAATCTGATCAAGGATATGTCGGTATGGATGTTGCCTGCTATATTGATAAAGTCTATGAATTGCCACTGCTGTGATGTTACTCCAGGACACTCGTCAGCTCTAAACTTCCCGGAAACACCCATCCAAACCCCTTTGACACCATGGCTTCGAGCCAAGCGCACGCAATCATCCCAATCCAGGCTACTGGCGATAGCTTCAGCTTCTGGTACCAGCGTTGTAAATGACTGCTTAGTAGTTGCAGCATTCACTATTGTTGCGTGAACTTGAGCACACATCGCATGCAACAGAAAATGTGTATTTGCCACAAACACGTTCCCTGTAAGCAAAATGCAATGCTGCCGGGATCCATCCTCCAAGCGTACGTTCTGCAAACCTTGGCCATCATCTAAGCACACCGCGCTGCACAGCATATAGATAGATTTCTCAATCCTTGCCATCGCTATCTCGCCTTGGCGAGCACCCAAATCCGCTGCGCGTTTTCCTATATTCTCGCGCACTCCTAGGCTCGGGTACGATAGCCATGGATTATATACCTTCTGGGTACTAGGGCTACTCGGGCGTGCTCCGGTGGTCATTCCATATTGCTCTAACAATGTAGTAACATATTTAGCGTCAAATATGCGCATATGCTCTTCCCCACGGCCCATACTAATGGCTTCAACGGGGTGCTTGTAGGAAATATTAAACCTAACATGCTTACCATTACGCTCACCCACACTAACACTAATGCCATAGTCACTAGCAGTGTTAGTAATGGAGCACGTGGTTGCGCTAAACAACTTGTACACTGCCATCAAGGCTGCTGCTAACCCCACTATTTTCATCCATGTAGTCGCAGTAAACGCTTTTAAAGATGCCACTAGCCCCAATACGTTGTTTCGAGCCCACTGGAACCATTCCATCTCAGAAAAGGCCTCAAGTCTTGTCCATCGTTTCGCCTGGTCAGCAAAGCTCTCCCATTTCTTCTTTGCAAGCTTCACCACACTGTTGACTGAATGTAGTAGCTCTCCCGCTTCTCCGGTAACACTCACCGATATCCTCGGCCTACAACATAACCCAACTGCAAGACCCGTTACGGCTGCACACGCTGCTATGGCGACGGTCTCTTTAGAGAGCATCTGTTCAACGCCGCGCTGATACATATAGGCTCCTCTACTCGTACAAATCAAACTCAATCCTGGAATACTTGACACGTCAAGCATCCCAACGAATTCAGGATCAAGACTACTAAACATATCTCGTACTTCCTGATCCTCGGAGGATGCACTGCAATCTTTCAGTGTCTGCATAAAAACTCTTAGGTATGTGTGGTGATCCACATTCTTACACGAATAACATGTGACATGATTTCCCAAGTGCGCTAACATCGGCCTATAGCATTTACTGCAGAAGCAAGGTAACTCACAAGACGCTATCAGCCTATCCTTACTATCCGGGTTTTTATGCTTGTGAAAGTATTCAACCGCAAACTCTATAGTTCGCTTGGCCCACCTACCTTCATCACAGGCTGAGCACCCGGGGCTATCTCCGGAGCAAAAGCTACACTCATTCAGAGTTTGGCTTTTCCTTATCAGGTGGCGAGCACACTCACCTCCAGGGTTATCTGAGATGTGCGACATCCCTCCGCACACGCCACAGTGGTTCTCCTTAATGTGATTCCACCTACGACACAAGCGGCATGTTGGCGCGCTACTTGCTTTCGTGCCCTGCAACATGATACGAGCTTGCTCCTCCACATGTTTCTCCACTCGCCCGATAAGCCACTCAACGAAATCTCGGTTGGTATAAAATTTTCCTCCGGTCCCTATAGACTCATCTACCACCCACTCAACTTCAGTTGAAGGGCTTGTAGGTGACCATACAGACTTTGCCACTGGCTTGTGGATGGTAAATATCCACATGTCGTCATCCATTTTGAACTCAGTAGGTCGAATAGAATCTTTGTTCAGGCCTGAAGTAGCGTGATCCCGGAAAGCTGGCTTAACGGTAGCTTCAATAGCATGACCCAACCTTCGTGCAAAGGCCATCTGTTCCCGGAGCACTTCCTTATGCAAGTCCATATTGTTAGCGGTTATAGCAGCTAATTGGATTGAGGATGCTGACATCTTCCCTTTTGAGTCAACGTCGGCCATCACTGGAGAATACGGTGCAGTATCAACATAATTAAAGAAACTCGCTACCTGGTTAAAAGACTGCTTAACTCCCTCTGGATTGCCTGACGCAAAACACCCCATCTCAATAAATGAGATAGCATTGTGCCGATTACAATATCCGGAATCATATGGATCAAAAGCATTCTTCGTATACACTACTGGTTTAAGCTTCTGTCTTTCAAACCCTGCAAATTTGGCCGGACCTTGCCCATCGATGGTGTAAGTCGCTGTAAGAAAATCAACCTGTTCAAACACCAAGCGTATGATATCATCCATTATTGAGTTCTTACCCGCTGCAGGAGCTCCGACCATAAATATAACGAAGGGTAACGGCCTATTCCGTTGAGTGGTGTCGAAATCTGACAACTCTCGTACACACTTAGCGTATCGAGTCATCGCCACTCCAACAAAACTAGGTAGCTCGCGTATAACACCTTTCTCAACATCCTTGTTAATCTGTGCTATGACTTTTCCTACTTCTGCCATCATAGAGCGATATGTGTCAAGGTTATACGGAATGCCCTCCACTATGCATTGGGCCCGTGAGTCGGTCAGTGTACTCAAATTACTTGATATACTAACCAGCACGTTTACCTTATCGACCAGATCAACAAACTCGTCTCGACCATACAAGAAAAGTAAGGCGTCTCCTGCCTGCCACGCCAACTTCGCTCGGACAAAAAAGAACTTAGCCAACTCCCACAGTTTCTCAATAAATGTGAGTTTCTGCAAGCTCTTAAAGGTCGTCTGTGACAATGATGTAAGGACCTTGTTGGCATATGCAATAATCCCCTCCTCACTTAGGCCAGACCAGGGACATGTAAATATAGCGCCTATAACAGCAACTGTCTCCATAATCTTGCTAAACATAGCGTTGTCCGTCACAGCAAAAACCCTAGATATCCAGTCGAAGAGCTCACTGGTGTAAGATTGCTCTCTTGCCTCCCTGTTCATTCGACTCCATATCAATTCTAACAGTTCGATCAACTTCCCTACATATTTCTGCACCATATCCTTAAAGCTCTGACACAAACACGAGAAGGTACGAGACGTTAAGGTGTGCTCCATGTACACAGACATGCAAGCAGCAATCATGGCTGCAATGCGCTCAGCTCTAGATCGACCGATGAATGCGCGCCCAGCCAGCCACCCCGCGAACATAGCCCTCAAAAAGGGCTCTATTCGGTCCCAATAAGGAATTCTCTGTCTTAATATGGACTCTAGCAATGTGGAATATTCATCTGGACGACCCATAATTGAATCGAAGAACCACTTGGCAAAGAAGTCTGGTGACACGCCACGCAATGCCTCTCTAAAGGTAAAGGCAACACCCATATGCTTTATGACTGCATATTCCAACCCAGACGTCATGGCCGCTACCAACATGCTAATAGTAATGCTTGGCGAGGCATCTAAGATCTGAATTGCGCGTGTTACGTCGTAATTAGTCGGAACAATACCGGGCTCTGCATCCTGCCTACTTGCCATGACTGACCACAACACTGCTCGGGCTACTAATAACTCTCTACCGCCACTTTCCCAGTGGGGGGCGGCTCCAGATGGCACAAAGTCTTCCATCCATGGCTCTAATTCAAAAGCCCTAGGGCGCACGGCCCAAAACAGTCCATCCATGATGTCCACCCAAGTACGGTGCTGGTCCTCTCGACCCCTAATCAGACCGAATAAGTACGACCCATAGTAGTTCTCCGGGGCATGTGGGGGAATTTGGTACTTAACACCGAATGGAATCTGACGCCACCAATTTGCTTTACTGATTATAGCAGGAATTTCATTCAGCGCGTCAAATGGTGATGTGGCGGCAAACAACAGTCCAAATAACTCCCAATCGTTAGGTGAGAGTAACATGGCACGCAACCATAGCTCCATCTCTCTGTCCATAATCATGCTAGCGGCTCGTACTCCTTCATCATCTTCACGACTTAGACGCCGACAATATTCTGCCACTGCCACAAACACTGCATCCCGAACGGCGCTTATCTGAATTCTCCTATCCTCGCCTAAATATTGGGTGCGCTTAACCCTGAATAAAACGGTCAAAAGTACAAGCCTTCTCATCATAGATAAGTCTTGCCAATCGCCGTGGATCATACGCATCTCCTCCATATAGTGCGCGAAAGGATCCTCATACTCTTGCGCCTCTGGATCCCTCTCATCACCCACCGGGGCAGCGGGAGTGCGCATTTGCTCAACACATCCCTTAATGGGCTGCATCGGCGC